TGCTCTTCGGCCAATGCCTTGCAGTATTTCTTGGTCGGTCGAATCTTCAATTCGTCGGTACAGAACCGAGCGCCGCCGCCAGGGAAGCGCTTGTAGTGAACCGACTTGGAAAGAACGTCGCCTTCACAGACGCGATCAATGCGCACGCCGTATAGATCGCGCATCTTCTCGACGTGCTCGTAGGTCAGCGGGTGCTCAAACTGAGTGTCACAGAACAGGCCGCGAATCTCATCGCGGGGATGGTTTTCGACCGCCAGTTGCAGGCAGGCTTGCGAGTCTTTACCGCCGCTGATAGGCACCAGCACGCGGACCTTTGCGCTCACGACTTCGCCTCCTGCTCGCGCGCATCGATAGCGCCTGCCGCTGGCGGTGCCGCAAAGTGTTTGAGCGCTTCCTTGATCGTTTGCACCATCGGAACGCGGCCCTCGGCTGTCATGCGCGTCGCGAGAAAGTCTTCGACGGCTTCGTCGTTCGGCTCTGCCGGTGCGCTCGTGAGTGCGGCGCCCGCCTCGAATGCCGCACCGGCCAACATCCAGCGGTCGCCATCGAGAAGAGCTTTTTGGCGCCCCTCTGGCAAGCCAAGGAACCACTCGTTGAGCTTGGATTGCAGATCAAGCATTGCTGTCTCCTTGGGGTTTGGCTGCAGGGGCGCCGTTGGCTCGCTTTGTGCGCGCGGAACGCATTGCCGTGCGCTGCTGTTTGATGCTGCGCGGCATTTCTTGAACGTCGATGGTTGGGCGCTTCAGCGGCTCAATTTCCGAGCACGGCCATGGAACGTCGGTGTCCCGACATTCGTGCTGGCGCATGGCCTCATCGAAGGTATAGCGCCGAGCCTTGTCGATGCGGCTGGTATAGCCACCGCTCCCGCCCCACCACATGGGGCAGTTGCCGACATAACTGCGCGTGTCCTGGAGGAAATACTCGCCCCCCTCAGCCTCCCCTCCAAGCCTTCCGGTGGAGAGAGCGGCAAAGATGCGCCGCGCAAGAAAGACGCCGACAGATGGATACTCGCTCGTTGCGCTGTTCCAGTCATGGCATGCGAGGGTGTAAAGCTCTTCGATTTGCGCTTCCGTCAGAGCTTCGCGCTCCGAGCCTTCATCAAGGCGGGGCGGGATCATGCTCGCGCCCCAGTAGCGGCGGCGATGGCAGCGCGCATGCGTGTGCGGAAGTCGGTTTCGTCGTAAGTGTCGGCAGTGGCAAACCATGCATTCACGGCGGCGTCGATTTGCTTGTTGGGCAGCGCCACAGCACCACCAGCAGCACCGCGAAAGACGATCTCGCCGGTTTCCCCTGTGCGGGACATGGCTTGGAGTTGGGATTCGGTCATGGCGGTCCTTATGCAGCCTTGAGGCGCAGTTTTTCTTCGTTGTCTTGCACGAGAACGGCGAAGGCCATCAGGTCGGCCTCCAGCTTCTCGATGTCGTCCTCGTTGCGCGTGATGCGAACGATGTGAAGGCCCTTGCGACCAGCGGCTTCGAGGTCAGGCGCCCACAGCACCAGGTCAACCCACTGGCGGCCAAGCAGCCACAGGTAGCCCAGGCACTGGTCGCGGTATGCCGAGATGTCGCCATCAACCACGGCGGTGAACAGCGTTTCACTACTGACCATCGTCTTGATTTCAAGCACGCCGTCTTCGTCGATCAACCCATCGGGCGAGAGGCCGAAGTTGTCGTCGTCGGACAGGTAAAAGCCTGCTTCATCGACCATGTAGCCGGTCTGAGCCTCGTACATTGCGCGGGCAACAGGCTCCTGCTCCACGCCGGTCCGCATGGCTGCGTTCTGGAACTTGGCCGGTGCTCTGCCGCCGATGCGCTCTCGGGCCACGTCGCGGGCGTACTCAAGGCAAGCCTTCGACGGCTGGCCGTTCTTGAGCTTGTCCCGGCAGTCCTTGAAGCGCGAGCCGGTCACGACACCGCGGCGCGCCATAAGCCATTCCTCGCTACCTTGCTCAAGCTTCAGCCACGGCATCTTTCACCTCCACATCGGTTGCTTCGTTCTTCGCCTTCTCGGCCCTGATCTTGTTCAGGTGGGCCTTGTAGGCAGTCTTCAGCGAGTCGTGAGCGGCCAGGTCGTTGGCAAGCTTGCCGTTGTTCTCGGCCCAGTACTCCTTGAGCTCATCAATCGTCTTGGTCAGTCGCAAGCCATCAATGACTGGCTGCGGATCGATGGCCGCAGGCTTCGTGTTGAGCGCAGCAAGACCCTCGCCGCCGTCCGTATTCAGGTGGTGGATAGCTTGGTCAAGCCGGTCCGACTTCGGCCAGTATTTGTAGGCACGCTTCACCACCGTCTTCTTCGCCATCTCGCCGTAGTCGGTGTCCCAAGGCGATTGCTTGCCAGCCTTGACGGACTCCGAGCGGTTCTTGATCGCGTCGATGTCCTCGCGGCTCATGCACTCGGTCAGGTAGTCGCCGCTGTGCATCTTCACGACCACATAGGCGCCTACCATGTCGCCGCGCTCCTTGGAGAACGGATTGAAGGAGTGCGTCGGCGGGCGGTCGAAGCCGTTCAGCGTGAAGGCATCGTTCGCATACACGAGGTCTGCCTGTGCCCACATGATCGAGCCGGATTGGATGGCAAGATCGATCAGGCCCATGTAGCTGATGTCAAGGCAGATCTTCCCCTTGCGCGGCACGAGGTACGCCTGCTTTTTGGCCGGGTTCAGGCTGATGCCGATGGCCGCGATGTTGGTCACGGCGTTGACCACGGACTGACGATCCCCCGCAGCGAGCTTCGCCACGTAGTCGTTGGAGGTCAGCACCTGGATAGCAAAGCCAGCTTCGCGCTCGAAGTTCAGCGAGCGGTCAACCAGGACGCTCTGGAAGCCGTCCTCGGCGCCGTAGACGTAGTTGGTGATGGTCTGGATTGCGCTGCTCATATCAGCCTCGAAACAGAAAGTGGACAACCAGCGCAACAACCAGCGGAGCCGCGACAGCAACGCAGATCGGCCAGAAGCGCGCAGGGCGGTTATCAGAGACGGGCGAGAACAGATACGCGCCGTCTTGGTATTCGGGGTGGTTCATGGCACAGCCTTCGCGAGCGCCAGCAGCCCGCTCAATTCATCCAGCCACTCGACGGCAAGCTTGCTCTGTTGGTTCGTCTCTGGCGTATCGCCCTTACGGATGCCCATGAACCATTGCTCGGCAGGACGGCCACTGTCGGGGTTCAAGCCGTTGCCGAGTTCTGCGTAGTTCACATTGCGGACGTTGCCGATGGTGCCCACCAGGCAAGCGCACTCGCCGCTATATGTGGAGCCATCAACGCGACCCTCAACCAACGCCGCACGAACGCCCGCGATTTCGTGCGGAGCGCGTAGCAACACATCCCAGAAGTCGGCGCGGAAGCTGCGCAGGTTGGCACCGCTCAGGTAGGCATCGCGCAGGTTGGCATCGCGCAGGTCGGCACCGCTCAGGTCGGCACCGCTCAGGTAGGCACCGCTCAGGTCGGCATCGCGCAGGTCGGCACCGCTCAGGTCGGCATCGCGCAGGTCGGCACCGCGCAGGTTGGCACGAGCCTGCGTAGCCTTCTCCAGCGCATGACGCATGTAGAGGCCCGATTCCAATCCCTCGGGCGCATCGCACTCAAAGAGAACGGTGTCAGCGTCCCAGCGCGACACGATCTTGATCTTGTTCATGGAATTACTCCTTCATCGCGACATTCGCCGCTTGGTTATTGATCGCCGCAAACTCAGCAGCGCGGTCGTTTGAAACTTCAGCAGTCAGCACTTCCACATCGCCGTGCTTGTGTTCGAGGTAGGCGTTCAGCAGTAGGATCACGAAGGCTGCGGTGATGCCTAGAGCCCAGTTGGTGGTGGTGCGGATGAGGGTCATGGCTTCTTCGCGAGGCCGCGCCAGTAGAAGTTCTGCAACGAGCAAGGCTCCGATTCCATGGAGTCGCACCAGAACGCGCCATTCCAGTAACGCCTTTTCTGCCGATCCTCGAAAAGACAATAACTGTCATAGTCGCCCGAGCGATACGGCCGGGTGTGGTCGTCGAACCAAGGTGTTAGTTCTTGCTTCATGGCGTCTCCGCAGCCCAAGCCGCCAGTTCGCGCAGCTTCGTTTCATACATGCCAAGCAACACATGCCCGACGACGGAAGGATCACCAGACCGCACCGCAGACAGCAGCGCGTCATCGCAGCAAAGGTCGCCCAGTTCCATCGCGTTGAACTCGCGGCGATGGCGGGTCAGGGCAGCGTCGTAGTCAGTGCGGTACTGCTCGTCAGCTGCGTCGATCAGCCTGTCGTGTAGTGCGAGCGCGTTCACGATGCGGCTCCTTGAGCGTTGGCGATGAGCGTGCTGCGCGTCGGCAGGATTTCGACTTCCAGAGCAGCCGGAGCGAACCCGGAAATCACGACATCACCATCGCCCGTTTCGAAAACGAACTTGTGCTCAACGAAATCGCCGTACTCGATGCGCACCAGGCGGACGGCCTTCACGCCGTGGATGTTGGTGGTGATCACGATGCTTCCCTCTCCTTCAGCATGGCGTCGGCGATTGCATACGCATGAGTGGCAAAGTCGCTTGGCGCCCAGGTGGCCACGTCGCACTCGGGATAAGCGGTGACGGTCTTCAGGGCCTCTCCAGCGAAGTGATCGCGCAGGCCATCCATCTCGCCAGCCAGCTCGACGTGGCGTTCAATCCAGGCTTGCGCTTGCTGTTCATCGATTTGGCCCGACAGCAGCATGTGGAGGATTTCAGCGATGCCGGGGATCACGATGCCGCCTCCAGAGCCAGCCCATCGCCAGCAAGAAACTCAGCCCAGACCATCTGAGCGTCTTCGCCTTCAGAGATCACGACATCGCACGAGTCGATGAACAGGCGTGCTTCTAGGGTGAGTAGGGGGTTCATGCCGTCACCTCGACGAATTCGCCAGAGGCGTTCAGCGTGTAGAACGTGTCCGCCTTGATGCCGTCACGCCCGACGATTGCTGCCTTGGCGTGGATGATCTTGTAGTCATCGTCGCGGAACACCAGGAACAGAGCGTTGCCTTCGGCGCCCTTGGCGCTGCCGCCGTAGCCGCTCGCCATGGCTGCGCCCTGATCGCCCGTGGCCGACGCTGCGCCCTGATCGCCCGTGGCCGACGCTGCGCCCTGATCGCCCGTGGCCGACGCTGCGCCCCGAGTGCCCGTGGCCGACGCTGCGCCCCGAGTGCCCGTGGCCGACGCTGCGCCCTGATAGCCCGTGGCCGACGCTGCGCCCTGATAGCCCGTGGCCGACGCTGCGCCCTGATAGCCCGTGGCCGACGCTGGCGACTCGGGGTCGATGGGCTTGCACCGACTCGTGGTGTATTCGATTGCTGCCTTGATGATCCCGGCGAGATTCAGTTCGGCAGAGATCGTGATCTTGGAACTGGCGACCTTGCTGTCATAGCCATGACGGCTCAGCGTGCCGCCTTGTTGCACGACAGCGAACTTGCTGCCAGCAGGCGGGTAGTAGCCGAAAACATCCAGCGGGTATTCGCAGGCATGGAATCCCGACTCGCAGGCAACTGCAGCGCCCTTGTGCTCGTAGCTCTCGCCAACGGCATATTGGAAGTCGCGGCACTTCCAGTCAGAGCCGAAGCCCTTGTAGGCAATGATCACGGGCTCTGCGGCCTTGGCCGTCTTCTTCGCGGCGCTCATGCAGCCACCTGATGCGCTGCGCGACGGAGCAGAACGTCAGCACCAAGAAGCGCTTCGTCCGCGATCTTCTCGGCAGTGTGGCCGTTCGGTACGTCCAGGATCTTCTCGGCCAGGCCGCCGTAGATCGACGCCATGATCAGCGCCGCGATTTCGATTCGGGACTTCGGTGCGCTCGGGCGCTTGCTTGTGGTGGTTGCCATCTCTTCACTCCGTTGGTTGGTGGGCGAGTGAAGGAAGTATGGGGCAACCCATAGACAAATGGAATGGGTGTACCCATACAAATGTCGAAATAATTTCAACAGCTTCTGGGTTTGCGATAGGGCTCCGCTATGAGACTGGCAAAAGAAAGCCCGCTCGCGGCGGGCTCTATGGGCAGGGGTTGGTTATTGACAGTTTGTGTAGACCTGGTTCCCGATCCGTTGGCTGGTGCAGTTCACTTGAGGTCGAATCGGCATCATGTAGGGTTGTGGCAGTGGCTGGATCTGCGGCATCACATAGCCAGGGTTGGGCCGCGGCATGTGCTCACAGCCGACCAGCAGGCTACTTGCGCTTAGAGCAAGCAATATGGCTCGCGTGTTCATTCACGGGCTCCTTGCGCAGTCTGCGCGGTAGTTGAGAATCTTCTTTGTCGATTGGGACGTGGCGCTCCAAGAGGCAACTAAAACCAGCGGCAGCGGTAGCGGCTGCGGCCTCAAAGTCGTCTGTGTAACGTCCGCACACACCTATCTTGTCGCTGCCTGTTGGGCAAGAGGCCACATACAGGAACCCATCAAGCTCGCCCCGTTCTGCGCGTCTGAGCAGGAGCCTTAGCGTGTTTGCCACGCTTAGATGATTTTGGCTCTGTATCGGTACTGCGTTTGTCACTCTGCGGCGCGCCCTTCTTCGTCGAGGTGCCTGGGATTGAAAGTTCCACTTGTTTTGGATGATTTGTAATCAATGTATCAGGCTGCAGTGTTTCGACTGCCGGGCTTTCCCCTAGCCCTTCTGTAAAGGTGGGAATATTTCCCATACGGGGATAACTGGCCCGCAGGCCGCGCGCCATAACGATCATGGCGTTTCGCCCCTCGTCGCTCGTCTTCCTGTAAAGGCTGAGGATTTCGGCCTCGCCCTGGCTGGTCCGCTGGTCGCCAAGCATTAGGTACTCCGCAGTTGTATCGAGGTGTTCGCAGAGCGCCATCAGCACGTCAGCCTTGAAGCCGGCGCCGTTCTCGATGTCCGAGATAACAGACTGATCGACGCCGACGAGTCGCCCAAGGTCGCCCTGTCGGGCGAACCCTTTCGCCTTACGAAGATCCCGAACGCGGTTGCCAATAGTTTTCATGCGCGGAACCTAGCACCGCGATAGAAAGAAAGAATGGGACGACCCATATGGGAAGACCCATAATGTGGGTCATGAACTGGCCCGAACTCCTTCAAGACCTCCGCGCAGCCGACATGACGCAAGCGCAGATCGCGGCTTTCGTGGGGGTGAATCAATCCTCTATCAGCGATTTGGCTCGTGGGCTGACAAAGAGGCCGTCGTTCGAGATCGGCGAGAGATTGAGCAAGCTGCACAAGCGGGTTCAACGCCGCGCCAAGTCGAAGGCGAGGGCCTAAATGGAACACATCTACGCCGCATATGGCCGTGGCGGCCTGACCAAGATCGGGAAGTCCAAGTATTGGGAGCGGCGTCTCCCCGGGCTTCGCTACCAATTCAAGCAACGGGGCGACGAACTCATCCGGTTTGATGTCTTCGGTCCTGTTGAAGAGGCGGCGACATGTGAATTCCGCCTCATGCGCGAAATGAATTGTGAGTTCGTCCGTCACTCCGGCCATGAGTGGTTCATCAGTGATGACTTCAATTTGGCGCTGGCGATCACGGAAGAAGTCGTGGTGAAGCAAATCAATGCCGAGCGCTTCAGCAAGACGTCCAAAGGACAAAAGAAGGATGCCGAGGACGCAGCAAAGTGGCAGGCGATGCGCGATACGCATGCTGCCGTGCGCAAGGCACGCAAAGAAGAGCGAAACCAATACGCCATCACCTCCGCGCGCCGCCGAGAAGAAAAGCTCCGCCGCACGCAGGGCCCCCTCGCCATGGTGGTGAGCTATCTCCTGGAGTCCTAAATGTTCTACCTCGAAGTCGCCCTCGTTTCCTTCGTTGGAACTGGCATCACCCTCCTGTTCCTCCTGGCCATCGAGCGCCACATCAACAGGGACTGAGCGATGGAATTCTTCATCTTCGTCCTGTGCGCCATCGGCGGTGGCCTGTGCGGCTACGGCGTCTTCCTGCTGTTTAAGAAGCCCGGCTCGGGCGATGAGGACTGAATCGTGGCCTACGCCTTCCTCGGCCTCTACATCGTTCTCCTGATCCTTTGCTACGTGGCTGGCAGCCCTGCGCTCGCCAGCGCGAACGAGCAGATCGGCGAGGGCGACTGAGGCTAGGGCGTGTGCTGTTTGCATGCGCCTATTTTTTTCGTCCCCAGTGACAAACACTGACAAGAGGATTTATCAGTGAACTTCCCACAAGAGAAAAAGCAGTTGACGATCGATTTCGAGCCCGGCTTGATCGACCGACACCGCAACCTGCGGGACTGCATCGGCGCTGGCATCTACCGCCGCGGTCTGTCCACCTGTGCCATCGACCTCAACGAGTCGCCCGGCAACCTGAGCAACCAGCTCAGCGACGAATCCCAGCGCAAGTTCGGCGTCGATGAATTCGAGCTCTACCTTGAGAAGACCAAGGACTTCACGCCCATCTACTACCTGATGGCGAAGTTCCTGCACAAGCCCGAGGTCGAGAACTCGGCTGCACTGCAGGCGTTGCCCGAGGCCCTTGCTGCGGTCCAGGCGCTCATGAAGAAAGCGGGGTTGGCATGAACAACGAACTCACCGACGCCATGGTCGCCGACATGGACGCTACATCCGACTTCATGCATTCGCCAGCCGCGAGCGAAAGCCCGTTCAACTGGCGCGGCACACCCAGCGTCGTAGCCCCCCAGCTTCGCCCCCACAAGATGGACCGCAGCA